TTCAATATCCCAATCCTTGCCGAACAGCTTCTGTCCAGCGGCTTCCACCAATTCCTGTAGATCGTCCGCGCCGGGCAAACCTTGAACCCCCGCGAACATAAGCAGGATCAACAGATACCGGGTGTTACCGGGGCTGTTCCCAAGGAACCAAAGCATATTCTGTGTGAACATGAAGAACGTTAGGAAGGCAGACTTCCGCCCTTCCATTACGCGAGGCCGCGCCCACGATTGATAGTTGAACTGCGTGCTCTCCACCGAGTCCTTCCCGGCGAGATAGGCCAACGCTTCCTCTGGAGAGAAGTTGTTCTTGTTGATCAGGTCGTTGTATTCCAACGAGAACCGTTGCTTGACCTGTTGCAGATACGGGGCGTTCGGGTTCTTCCGAGCAAGTTCCACCGCGGCCATGAATGTCACCCTGCGGTTCAGCTTCTCCACCGCCTGGAACATATACCCGCCAACGTGGTTGAACATCAAGATCATTTTGCGAGCTTGAGTTTTCGCCAAGCCAAACTTCGCCAGGTTACTACCCTCTGCGATCCCCGCCAACTCTGCCGCGAAACTTTCATCCAGGAAACCATCTTGAATACCTTTGGTAATCATCGCGGCATCGGCAGGGGTAAGCTGTGCCATCGCTCTTTGTGGCGACCGGAAGATCGAACTCACATGCTTCATCGCTTTCGTCAATTCAGGCAATGCTTTCGTATCGCCAAAGTTCGACGCGAGGTGTGAGTACGTCACCATCGGTACCTGGGAGAAGTTCATCACGGCGGACTTCACATGGAACGCAAGGTGCCACATGAAACCAAATGCACGTATCCCAGCCCAATCCTCTTTTGGGTTCATGATGCTGTTGTAATGGTATGTGATATGATCTGCAATCTCACGACGACGGGTAGTGTTTACACCCTTGGTGATCAGGTTTTCGATATCCTGATTGCCCTTAGCAATTGCTTCTTCCATCAGAGGGCCGAACTCAATCCGCGCCACATGGTTAGACCCGTGCCAGAAGTATTCTGCATAGGCCCGAAGCGCGTCTTTCGAATAACCTTCAATGTGGTTCTTTTTGGTGAAATGGTTTTTGAAACTAATCGCAGGGCCGGAGTGAACAATCATTTCCTCCAAAGCTTGCTGTTGTTCCTTCGACAGAGACAGGTTTTGTCTCATGGCGATGAGGAACGATTGTGGGATACCACGATATATCTGCGACTGGTCACTCAATTTGCTCGAGCTTACCACGTTGTTCGGGAACTTTGCCTCGACCCCAGCAACAGCTTTGTCTCTGGCTTTCTCCGTCTCAAACATCTCGGCGTAGATAGTCTTCCCTTTGCTGTCCTTAACAACGATGGTGTATTGCCCGAACCGAGCATGGGGGAAATACGGAGTTTTCTTGAGGTTGATGAAATCTTTCTTGGCCTTCGCCTGTTCGATCATAAGACCAATGGGGTTGTTAGGCATGTTGTGTGCCAGAGATTGCAGCGTCACCCGTTCAATCTCATTGAGCATCTTCCGGAAATCACTCCGCACTTGAAGATACAGCTCAACCGTCTCTCTGGTCAAACCATACTTCTGCAGGATTTTCAATTCTTCCGGGGTTAGCTTTCCACGCTCCACCACCGTCGGGTCTCTGTAGGTCACCGAGTGTTCGATCTCATAGAACGCTTCCGCCAGCCCATTCTGTTGCGCTTGAGGCAAAGCATTCCACCGACCCACGGTAACATTCGCTTCGGCCAGCCATTGGCTTTTCTTATTGTGCCACTGACTTACCCTCTGCACATATTCCTGCAGCCACGGGATATGAATGTTCTTCTTGGCGAGTTGCACCACGGTCCATCCGTGCTTAACCAACCCGGTGTAATAATCAACCTGCTTCTTCCCCGTTTTCTTCGGGTTTATTTGAGAAGCAACTTTGAACGCCGAGGCAATATCCAATTGTTCTTTCTGCGTCTCTGCCTCGAACAACCAAGATTTGTTCGCGAGTGCCCCACTCGTAATATAGTCAAACACTTCCTCTGCCGTATGGAACCCGCGACCCTTAGCCCAATTCTTAAATGCCTCCCAAACGTCGAGCATTCTCCTCAAGGTCTTTTCGAGGAAACTCTTCGGTTCAGGTTTATAAATCCCATTTCGATAGTCGGACATAAGCCGCGCTATCTCTTCCTCAACCCACACCTCAACAGGGTAGTTATCTTGGACGAACTTGGTGATACCACCTGCGCGTTTGACTTCATCGGCGAGGATGTTCCACATCAACTTGCCTTCGCGGGTTTTGAAGAACCCGAGATAGCGCAGCGCGTGGATCACTTCGTGGTGGAACTCTCCATCCCAGGTCAAATGCGTCGGCATCTTGCTCGCCAACCCAATGAACAAACCTTTCATAGTCGATTGGAAATACGCTCCCATAGGAGGTTCACCATCGACATTTGAAAACACCTTCAAATCCACGATCCCGTCGAGACCGAACCGACGCAATTCTTTTCTCAATCTCTCGAACTCTTTCGTGGGCAAACCGACCCAGTCCCAATCCTGCCCAATCGCTTCATGTTTCGATTGGGGTACAGGTTCCTTTGATTTACTCGCAAGAAAGAACTTCGAGCTCTTATCAAACGCTACGGAATAAGGTGATTTCAAATTCCCACCATCAGGATCGAACACAATAACTTGCGTACCCTTACCGTTGGTGTCGCTCACATTCAAAGTCAACAGCCCGTTGTAACCGTTTTGCTTGGCATATTGAGCCAATTCAAGATTTTTAGCTGAAGACCAGAAGTTACCTTTGTAGTCATAGATCAACGGGTTGAGGTTAACCACAAAGGGTTGGACCTTACCCTTGCCCATGGTGGAAAGACTAGTGATATCCTTCTTCGATCCTTTCTCCCAGGCATACTTGTGGGCCATATGGATAGAGTCTGTCAGAAAAGCTCCGAGCTGTGTGTCCGCACCTTTAGACCCGGTGCCTTGTTTCTCTGCTTTCCACTGTTCAATAATATTCCACGACCCTGTGGCAAGATCAAACTCAGGTTCCATATCATTCTTGGAACCGTGGAACAGGATAGGCGGGAGCAAATGTTTCTGCTCAACCATTTCTTCGGGAGACATCTTACCCAAGCTATCATCCCAAACCATTGTACCTGTGTCAGCGTTCCACCAGATTTTATTTCCCTTGATCCACCCCTGGAAATTCGGATCATACATCAATTCAAACAGCAAAGGCTCTTTCAAAATCAGCTTTGCCATATCGTGTTTCTGGATATAGGCATTGAGCAGGTTATCGTTGAAGGCAGAGAAGTTCCCTGCCATTGCTTCAATCTTAGACAGGTATGTGGAAGAAACATTCTCGAATTTAGTTTTGATGGAAGGCGTTTTCTTAAGGTCAATCTTAAGAACCTTTGTTGGGGGTGTTGTAACAGCTTTATAGGGCTTGACCGGATACCTCGGTTGCCCGATTTCCTTCAACGCCACAACCAAGTTCTTATTAATTATTGAGTGTTTCGGCTGCAACCCCGGAACAAAGCTATCAGGGAAATACTTCTTGGCCAACTTTCCTAGACGATCATGAAGCTTGGTGGCCAAGACAAGCTGGTCGGAATGCAATCCAATCTTAGCGTTTTCCAGCGCCTGATGCAAACGACCTGTACCATAGTAAAGATACATCAGAGTTTCTACTTGCTTTTTAATCTCTTCCTCTTTGATCCCGCCGTACACACGAGAAGCTTGGTAGTTCATTTTGGGGTCACGGAGGCTATCAATCTCCGGGACACTAGAACCGCTAAACTTCAAACCTTTCTTTTGTCCTTGAGCACGGTATTCTAGTGCCCCACCAAAATCCATATAAACAACCTGACCCGTCTTTGGGTTATACATGACGTTGTCGTAGTCAAGCCCAATGGCATCCCAGTTAGCTATCCAAGCTTGTAAGGCAAACCCAAGTTGGGCCTGCGATATCTGACCCTTGTTATGCAGGTCAAAATCTTCAAGCCCTTCAATAAACTCCGATGCGAAATAGAACTTCCCTTCGACCGAGGGAGATTGAATAACTTTGGAAGTAGGAACCGCAAGCATGAAAGACAAATCAGCTTCTTGAATAAACTCTTGCATGAGGTTAGCAGCCAAGGCTTCTTGTTGTGCCTGGCGTGAATCAGGGTAATCTTTGATGATGTATTTTTTACCGCTGCTGACATTCTGATACCAACCACCAGGTACGCTACCGTCCTTCGGGCCGATGTATTTATAGCCGAGTTCCGCCAAATCCCTTTGCATCGGCGTTAGCTTTTTCGCCGTGAAGAATACCTCCGGTGCCGGCGTCTTATTATTCAACGGCTCAAAGTCTTCATCGAAAGCTTCTACATCAGCGATATCGACAAGATCGTCTTCGTCTGGAAACCCTTCAAGTCGATTCAACTCCGCATCCGTAATCATCGGAGCTTCCGGCACATTCGTATAACGATAGCCCTTATCCGAGACATACGTTTGGTTGATAGCAGCGTCGATCTTCTTGGCAAATTCCTCAGTCAAACCCAACCCGGACAGCATCGTCTCAGGCGTAACCAATTGAACCGCTTGAGATTCCCATCCCATATCGTGCGGAGTACCCCCGACACGCTTCCCAAGATAAAACCTCGTGCGCGTCGTGCTCCCATCAACGTCCCCTACAAATCCCTGAATTTCAACTTGCAGCCCGGTTTCCTCATACGTCTCTTTGATCGCGTTTTCCTGCAAAGACAGGTCCGCATCCCAGCGACCTTTCGGGAAAGTCATCTCCTTCCCACCAAAGTTATTGGTAGGTTTAACCACCCAATACCGGCCATCCGGCTCACGGATAATCACGCCCGATGCTACCTGCTTGTTAATGTCTGCCGTGTAGGGATTTGCCTCATCCAATCCTTTGACAGTCCCCTTCACACCAGCCCAATTCTTTGGAGGGGTGTAGGTAGTAAATGGGACATTGTTGATGGATTTCGGCTGCGTCGGATATCCCGGAACAAAGGTCACGTCTTCATTGAAGTGCTCAATGATATCCATGTTCTGAGGTTTCGAAGGAGATTGGATGATTACCTGCTCCCCATTCTCTCCCAGCTTAGGATGGTAGATAACCGTACCTGCATCAAAATCCCCTTTTGTCGGGGCCGTCCCGGTATCACCCCCCATGGGTGTTTGTTTCGCGGTTGTTTCGGCGAAAACCGTAGCTGTTTCAACGGCTTCGGACGGGGGCGGCGGTGGGGTATTTGGCCCCGTGTCGTCGTCCAGGAGATCGGAGAAATCCTTGATGGCAGGTGTCTTTGGGGCCGTCGGGGCTGTCGGGGCCGTGTTTGGATCGGCATTTGGGGGAGGTAGATCGGCCGCGCTATCTTCTTCAGGCTCACTGTGCCGAGACATAGGAGGTTGGTCGATCGAGCTTTTCTCACCCCCGACTGTCGCACCTACACCACCAAACAAACCGCCAACGATACCACCCACCAATGCGTTCTGAGGAACCTGGTCGAAATAACCTCTGTTCGTATCGTACTCATTACGAATAGCGATAACGTTGCTCATGAATTGATCAAAGCCTTCCTGCGCAGCTTCTTCCCCGGCAGACTCCAAGATGTGGGTAAAGAACCTTGTCACAGGGCCGGCTACTTTCTGCCCAACACCTTTCGGCAACAGTCGAAGCGCACGTCCCAGCGGGAGAATTTCCGTGATCCCCACAGGGGCTTTTTGTAAAGCAGCTTTCCTTGCTACTTCCTCACTTGCACCTGCGTCTATAGCTTCATTGTATTGCCCACCGGCAGCAATGGTTGTACCAAGACCTGCACCTGCAACGGTAAACCCGGCAGGACCTGCCAGCATCGCGGGAAGAGAAGCACCTACATAACCCAAGGCGCTACCGACACCCTCACGAATGGTTCTCGCAAAGCTATCATCTGTCGGATCAGAAGAGCCAATCGCCCGTTCGACGTAATCCCGCAACGTACCTCCGCTTTTATATAGAGGTGTATCTTTCGCGGCGGGGATATTCATCTCAGGGGCAGCAAGACCTGCTTGGTTATTCCCGATGATCAAATTCGCCTCGGCAATAATCCCTTGTATCCGAGCAATATCTTCTTCCGTCGCATCCTCACCAAGAAACGCAAGACGATCTTCTGCCTCAGCGATTTGGTTCTGCGCCCGGAGTATCTCATCTTCAGAGAATTTCTTAACACCCTCAACGTTCGCAGCTTGCAAACCGGTGCCGATAGCTGCCAGACCTTCTGGAACAAGACCTAGTGTATCCACCGCAGCGTTCGCAATCTGGCGAGTATCTTCTGCCAGACGTCCCCCATAGTATTGATCTTTCGGATCATTGCGATCCTGACCAGGATGGGGGAGAGGACGGGTAGCCGCGGCGGGTCGAGGCGTAGGCGTAGGCGTAGAGGTAGAGGTAGGGGCCGGTGCAGCCTGGGCGGGGGCAGGAGCGGCGGGTGCAGGGGTAGCAGGCACCGACTGCCCAGAGCGTTTCGTCGCGTAGAACTCTGAAAAACTTCCGGTTGCCCCAGATGGTTTCCCACCTTCCGAACCAGACGTAGCAACATCTGTCGGTTTTTGGACGTTCTTCAGGAATTCCGAAAAGCTTTGCGCCATAGCTGCACCTTATTTATTATTGGGTGAACGGCCAGAAACCGCCCCAAGATTGTCCTGTTGCCCCCGCACCTTGTCCCCATCCCGACCCGGATTTCGGAGCTTCCTCCGGGGAAGGATTGGCAACAGGCCGCGGTTGCTTCGCCGCCTCTTCTTGCTGAATCCTCTGCCACTCTTGCAGCAGTTTGTTCCCACCTTCCGGCCCGGCTGCATACGCACCCGCCATCGCGGCTCTGTCAGCATCATCCATCGAGTTGTATGCTTCAAGGGCAGCAGAGTCGCCATTGTCCCGCATGGCCTGCATCCAAGCCATACCGTTGACTTCATCGGGAGTCCAGTCGCCGACGTTCAAGTCGCTGTAATAGCTCTGCCACCGGGCGAAGTCTTTCTTGAGCTTCTCGTTGTTCTTGTCGGCGAGGCTTGCACCTCCACCTCCACCCCCGCCTTTGCCCACACGACGAGCATCTTCTGCCTGCCGGCGTTTGAACTGTTCGTCGGCCACAGAGTACCGACCTTTCGCCCCAAGCCCTTGGCTCAACGATTGCATGATCCCTTGTTGAGCAAGCAACGACGCAGCAACCTGCATCATGAAAGCTTTGTTCGAGGGGTCAGACATGAACCCGTTGACCTTGCTCATCATAGGCGAAGGCCCCGCCAGACCCGAATTCGACGGAACCGGAGCAGCGAGTTGAGTAGGACTCGGGGTGGTTTTTCTGGGGTTCAGTGAGACCCCAAGCGGAGTCTGTGGCATCTTACCGGCCTCCACCACCAAGAAGTTGTCCCAACGACGGCATCCTCTGCGGGTTGTTCAGCCCCAGCATCATCTGCAAAAGATTCGCAGACATCTGCGGGTTCATCGCCCTCGGAGCATTCGGCATCGTCGTGTAGGGCAGCGGCGGCGGCGACGGCGGGTTCGGACTCTCCACCGCACCCATCACAGCAGACAACTGTTCCGGTGACATAAGTCCGGGGGTTGCCCCAGGGGCAGCGGCAGAAGCAGTCGGAGGTTTTGCGGCTATCGCGGCCATTGGATTCCCCTGTTTCGCCAGCATTGCGGCGAGGGGGTTCATCTGGTTGAACATCATCGGCATTGTCAGTCTCCTTTGTTATAGCAGGAAGGGAAGCATGAACAGACCCAGAAGGCTCGACGGATCGAACGCGGATTGCTGCGTCCCGGTTGTCGTAGACGGACCCTCCGGGAACCCGAATGCAAGGTTCGCAATATCCTGCGCCTGCATAATCGGAAGCATTTGTTGCGTCGTGAAGCGGTTGGCTTGTTCCGAAAGCAACGCCTGTGCATCGCCTTGACCCATGCTTCCCACGGCCTCGAGCAACATACCCGGAGTATAGGCGAGCTGGGCAAGGTCTGGCGTCAACGAAAGCCCCTGAAGAGCGGCATTCAAAAGCTGCCCGGAACCGCCTTGCCCAGCTCCAAGGGCTTCACCAATCGCAGTCGTGCCTGCCTGTCGGCCTCCGGCTAGCGACGACGCCATAGCGTTGAGCCCCTGTGTGAAATTGTTATTCTGGATATTCGAGGCCACATCTCCTGCAGTCCTCAAATAATCCCCGATCGCCCGTCCCTCCGCAATCCCTTGCCGCGACGAGCCAAACATATTCCCCCCGACGAAATCGCTCCGAATACCGGGGAGAATACTTTCCGTCAGGTTCTCTGTGATCGGCCGAAGCGCCGCCTCCGTTTGGGAAGCAAGCACCGGGTTCGTTGCAGGGTTCAACAGCGCCCCGCTTTCAAGGAACTGCCTTCCCCCTTGCCCCGACAAGTAATCTCCAAGAGCGTAGTTCACACCCGCCCCGCCGGCACCTGTCAAGTTCGCGAGATTGTACGCACTCCCAAGACCCGCCGCGCCCCCACCTTCCGAGAACATTCTCGCGGTATCGATGGAACTCTGCGACAATGGATCAAGAGTATTGACTGCAGTGTTCGCGAGATATTCCCGACCCGCAAGTTGCTCTGGCGTCGGCCCGGCAATCGTACTCCCCGGAAACAGCTCCAATGGTTTCGAGGCATACTCCTCTGCCATAGGAAGCACATAGTTGAGGAGTTGTCTCTGTTCAGGCGACAGCTCTTGTTTCGAAACTGTCGTCGAAGTTCCGCCACCACTTGGCATTTCAGTTTCTCCTATCGTAGCTGACAGCTTTCCGAATGTACACACTCGGTACCCGGAAGCCATGTTTCTTCGCACCAAACTTAGCGATCGTCGGATGGGCGATCGCCTCGATATACGCGTATCCATGTTGCCGACAGAACTCCTCCAACAGCGGCAACACGTCTACCATAAGATGCAGGTTTTTGCAAGACAAAAATTCAATCTTGATACTCTGTACCGACTGACTGTAATATTGCCTCGACAAGACAACCAATCCAATCGGCTTATCATCGAGGTAGTAAATCCAAGGAAACAACGATCCCTGCTTCATCAATTCAATGTATTCCTCCATCGTATGAAAAGCAGAAAAACTCTCAGGTTGGTCTCTGAGAAACTTTTCAATCAACTCTTGAAAGACATCAATCTGATTACCGTTAATCATTTTGACGACTCTGTTATGGGTGTCTTTCATACTCATCATCCCAGGAAAACCCAGGCCCCTCCATGATATCCGTAGAAACCCCCGCCGCTACCAGGGTTCCAACTTGTTCCGTCTGCCCTCACAATCATCCCTTCGTCAGGATTAATCGGGGCCGCGGTGTACAGCGTAGCCGTTTGTGATCCCCGCAAATACGTCTCAAAGAGAATGAAATTCTTCTGCATCCAGAGTTGCAAATCTCTTTCTGGAGGTTGTACCCGAAAGACCATCAGAACATCCCCAACACGTTGATCTCATAGTCGAACCCGCCGATTTCAAAAGCCTGGTTTCCGACACGAGAAAACTTAAAGCTGATAAACCTTCCCGAAATAGGAGTGGTTAAATCATGCTTATATGTGCTCGTATCCAACACCGTTTCTCCGATCCATGAGACCGAATCGATCTCCCGCTCTTGCACACCAATGTCCAAAGATGCCGAACCTTTGTACAACTTAGGTACAACAAGCGTTACAACCTTTCTCTTGTTATAGTCCACAATCTCTGCTTCGGGATTACGGCTGTCGTTTTTGATCGTAGCCAACGACTGCCGAGATACCCATGCAGGGTAAGCCGTTGTACCATCGTAATCCAAATCTCCTGTATCCAAATAAAACAATTTCGCATTGTCCGGAGATGCTTCCAACACCACCGGAGCTAGTGCGATAGTTTCCAAATTGAGGAAACCTGTTCCATCCGAAAACAGTGTATCATCGGAGAAGCTCAAATCCATCTGGTTCGACACACCCCCGAGGATACGCCCAAACTTCGATACGATATTAGAGGCTCCCGATAGCTCCCGAATAGAGTAGGTCAAATTCTGGAAATTGAAACAAAACGCTAGATTTGCATACTCTTCCCCTACTTCAGGGATGCAATACCACAATTCCTGATAGCGGTGATTAACCAATGCAAAGCTTCTGCTCACATAGTTATCCGGATCGGCCAGCTTCAGTATCTCATTCCGAAACACATCCTCAAACACCGGGGTAATCTTAAACCCGTTGTTGAGGTAGAAATTATCTTCCCCCGCGAAGAATTGCGCCTGCCCACTATCTCTTGTGTAGGGCAAGTTCACCAACGACCGCTTCACCCTGAGACCGACAAAATCTGTGAGCAAAGTTCTCGACAAGATTTGACTCCCGCCGACATATCGAAACACCCAGATCGATCCCTCTTTATACACATAAAACTCTTCACCCATCTCGAGGCCGTTGACAAGAACTCCCCGATCGGTATCCGGGAAGGAGAACTCTCCAGCTTCTTTCGTCGCATCAGTTTCATCCCACGACGAAGGCACTGCACCTGCTTCTGCCGGATGAGACCATCTCATCTTGTGGGGATAGTCGGTTCCACCCTCAGTCATATTCAAAGCAATCAAGAAAGCCTTGAAAGGACGGAGAGATTTCGCAACCCAAGTGCCGGTCCAGTTGGTCAAAGCAACTAGCTTATTCGAGGCAAGCGAGGGGTCCCACAGTTGCGGAACATCCACCCCATTGTTGAGCAAACCAAATCCGTTAAACGCATAAATGTCAAACAGGTTGTCCACATCTTCTGCATAATCGCCGCCGGACGCTCGGGTAATATCGTATTCGTTAGTACCTTCCCACGAGTATACTTTTGTCCCTGTTGTGTAAAGCAGGAAACTCTGTGTCGTAGAAGTAATCGGAGCCCCGTTGATAAGCCCTGTTTTAGCTTTCGCCTCAACCACCCCACCCATGTTGACAATGCGCTGCCGTTCAAAACGAATATTCCTCCCATCCGTCCAATATTTCGACGGAAGGAGTTGGGGCTTTATGTCCCGAATGATCCCTGCTGTCCCAACATCACGAACAGTATTACGCATCGTCCCCACCCATGATGTAATCCTGCATCACATGCATCCGTTCTTCAACTCGACGCATATAACCATCCCGCTCATACCCGAGCGCGGACACCGCAATCTTCAAACCCATCTCATCCCTCGTGGATTTGCACAACGAGACAAGAGTTTCTTCCAAGATAAGCGATGGAAACTCCTCGAACCACACGCTATCTGCATCCGTCGACAACGCATCCAATCTACAATAGTGAGGAATATTCACATCATACGCCGCGTCCGGCAGGGGGTACATGAAAAGCGATTGCCCCTGCACATCGTAGTGTGTGGGAAAACCTGTCTCATTTTCATACACCACCAGCTTGTCCACCGGCCGGCGATACAACCTCTTCCAAACTCCTTCATAACTAATCAACAGAGGGAATTGATCGTTGAAAGCAACAAACGTCTCAGGAAGTTCGATCGTCCGGATACTCGCCTGCGTCTGATCTTCATACGTCTCGTCAAATGTAAACCACGGACGAGGCAAATTCTCCTCTCCGTTCTCGTATTTCTTCTGGGCCAAATCCATATGACGGAGGATAACAGCTTCATCCAATCCCTGGTTGAAACCAAGGCGATCACGGATCAGGTTAACTATGTCTGCACGGTCCATCATCCACCTCCGATTTAATGGGGAACTTACCCTTTTGGTAAATTCCCCTTTTTTATTCAGGCGTCAGTTACTTGATCTGACGCCACACCGTCCCATTGCAATGGACGATAGCAGTCGCGTTTTGTGCGAGGGCGACGACGGTCGTCGTGTCCGAGTCGTCCTTGAGCGTCAACGTTTCCGCCGCGTCGGCAATGTTCCTGACGATGAAGGTCAACCCTTTCGCGGTTGCCTCTGCCGGCAGGAGGACGTCCTTCGCGCCCCCATTGGGATCGAGGTAGAGCACCGGCGGATAGTCGGCGGCGATTGCCTCGTTGTCGGCCACGGTTTTTTCGAGCGATGCGAGCTTCAATCCTGCAAGGACGAACATCCCGGTCGCTACGAAATCGTTCATATTGTTACGCATTGTCAGTCTCCTTTCTGCCTACTGTTACGCAGGCGTTGCGCCGAAGCCGCCGATGTATCCCAGGGTCTGTCCGGCGTAGTCGACCATGCAGGAACATTCCGTCTGCCAGAAGCCACGACGAACATCTTCTTCCTTGGTCTGAACATCGTCCATGGCCTTGGTGTCCCGACCTGCAAGCGGCACGTATTGGATCGCTGCAAAGTCGAGGATGAACATCGAGTTCGTGTAGAGGGAGTGCCTGGAGAGAAGCGGGTGGGTCTTGAGCATCAGACGACCCTGCGGGAACACGAGCTCCCGGAAGTTCATCCCCCAATACTTCTCGGTTTGACCCCAGAAGATTTGGGTGCCCGAGGCGCCCGACGCTTTCGTGATCGCCTTGTTCAAACCATTCAGGGCACCATTGCCGCAGAACGCGACCCTGGTATCCCCACCGGGCGAAACATAGTCGAACACCGGTGACAGAGCATCCATGACGTTTCCGCCGGCCCCCGAGGTAAGACCCCAGTTGGTCGTCAGAACTGTCTGGTTCGCCGCCGGGATGAAGCTGCGAATCCCGCCCATGTAGCGAAGCGGTTTTCCGTTCTCGCCGACAGTTTCGTTCTTCTGCCCGAACAGAAGTGCAAGCTCGATCTTCCGCGCATGATCAAACGAGCGACGCTTCTTGTCGTTCGAAAGAGCATTGCCCGTCCGCGCCCTCGTCACATCTGCCGTCCCCGTGATCTCGTACGAGGTCTTGAAGATTTGCGTCAGGTTCGAGAACTTGATCGGGTTGCGGCTGGTCGCTTTCGGCGCGCCCGTACCTTCCGCGAACACCGAACCGATCAGGAGCAGGAACACGTCGTCCCCGATCGCTGCGGCAGTCGTACCACCCGCACCGCGTTGCACGGTGAACTGGGTGTCGGAGATCACGTTCGTCACCACCAGGCGTTCGTAGGCGTCCGTTGCCGAGTCGGCAGTCGGTTCCACCATGAGAACGTCGCCGGCAACGAGATGCGTCGCCTTGCCATAGTTCGCTTTGAATGCGGCCGCTGTCGGATCAGGGCTGTCCACGGTGATAAGCGTTTCGGACGTACCGAGCGCGCCGTTCACCTGCAGACGAACCAGATCTTGCGGTTCGCACCACCAGCTGAATTCAGGGTCATCCACCGATTTGGTTTTCCCCTTCACCTGCGACGAAAGCCCCAAGAGCGGGGTGTCGCCATTCGGTTGCATCCACAGGATGCTTTCACGGAAGTTCTTGGGGCGTTCATCGGTGCCCCAGTCACCCGTGCCACGAAGACCTGCAACAGGCATAGTCATTCTCCTTCGATGAGTTCATCCCAGGTTGTTTTATTTTCCTGGGTAGCGCGTACGGGAGCTGCTCCTCGGGCGCTAGTTGGAACAACCGGCTGTAGAGCCGGAGACTCTGCGGGTGCCGAAGCAATTGGAATCCTCGCTTGAACCATCGCCATCGCAGCAACTTCCGGAGCAATCTGCTCGTAGGTAGCGTTCGGGTTCATCTGCCGATAGGTAGCAGCGATCCTTTGCACCAGAGCTTCATGCCCTTTCAACTTCGGATACTCCCCGAAGAACTTGTCCTCGGTTTGTTTGCTGTGCGACGCTTGATCGTTGTGCACCGCCAACATCGAAGGAAACAGGTTTGCCACCTGCGTCAACGCTGCCGAGAGCACTTGCATGTGCAAGGTCGCCGCCAACTTCGGGATAACCTTGCTTGGGTTCGTATCGAGTTCTTCCACCACTTCCGGCGGCAGCGCATACACCGATTTTTCCAGGGCATCCACGCTCTTTTCAAAGAACTCTTTGTATTGAGCGTTGAGGTCCGTTGGGGTTTGAGGAGCTTGTTCCCCCTGAGGTTGCTGCGCTGCGGGTTGTGTTTCCGCAACAGGCGTAGGCACTTGGGGCGGCTCTTCCGCCTTCGGTGCTTCCTCAGGTTTAACAGCTTGCGCTTCTTCCTCTACCGGTTCCGCCGGCGCGGGCTCCCCCTCCGGTTTGGCTTCTTCGCCTTCCGCAGGTTGAACAGATTCTTCCTGATCGCCAAAATTTTCTTCGACCAAATCAGCAAACTCCTGGCTCAGGTCCTCTTCTTCGATTTCCTTCACGTTCGAGGACACCTTCGCAGCGGTAACTTCTTTTGCCATTTCTTCCTCCTACTTTCTATGCCGCATCGAAGTCGAGTTCCCCCTCGACCTCATCTTGCAGCCGTTTCAGTTCCGTTGTCAGGTCACTGTAGATTTGCTCAATGAGCACCGGCAACAGTCTCAGTTCTTCGATCCCCCCGAAAATTCTGTTGTACCCTGCCATCTGTTCGATGGACGCCGGACACAACGAGGTCAATTCCCCATGACGAATTTTCGTCCGTTCCTCAACGACACTTTTCACAAACTCCCATCCAGGATGTTTCAAGAAGTCCGCGAGAGTTTCCTTCAAGTCCCTACCTTCTTCGTAGGTCATCTTCTCAAAATCAATCATGATGTAGGCCCCATCCCTTGCACTTGACCCTGCTTCATCGGATCGCCCATCGGCACCGAGTTCCCTGCTTGCGCCGCAAGTTGCATCGCCTCATCTGGCATGATCTGTACCTTGAAGCGATTGAGGTTCTTCACCCCACCAAGCTGCGCCACATACCCAAAAATCTTACCCATGTCGTACTGCATGAGCACTTGCGGAACCTTCGACATTTCCCCGATGATCGTGCGCCACAGGTTCGCTTGGGCATACCGATCCACCGGCAACGTTCCATCGACAGGCTCGAACATATAGTTCCCCGCAATCATCTCAGGGGTCACGTTGATAAACGGTTCTCCTGCGAGAATCCCCGCTTCCCCCGCAATCCTGATCTTCTTCTCACTTGTGAAAAACTGTTGTGAGTTCTTCACCATCATGTCCGCAAGATCACTCATACCCGTCGCCGAGAAATACTCCGTGATCGTTTTGAGTCTCGAAATCCCAAACGTCTGATCCCCTCGAATTTCTTGGGCGGTTCTCCGCGACGAGGGGGAGCTCATCCCCATAACTTGATCATTGATCCCGAGTCTCTCCCCAAGGTCATACAACATCGACATGTCCTGGAAATGCGATCTTGTCACATCTGCCACAGGAAGCTGTGTCAACGCAGTTCGTACATCTGTCCCGTACGCCGCAGGCTTCAACCGGATCATCCGCCCCGGATCGGTGGACAGGAAATCTCTCTCCTGCACCTTCGACGGGTCAACAATCCAGTTGTTATTCAACACCGCTCGAACGTTGAAGAAGTGGCTGTTCACCAACCAATCCAACGTATTCTGCAGAGGTTGATAAATCTCCAACAGACTCCTCGAGAATTGTGCGTAGCCTTCCGGCTCAATCTCGATCATCGCCAACGGGAACTTGTTGTGAATATTCCCCAACGGCCGACACTCAAGCACCACCGAAAACAGGTGATCCACCGTGAACACCCACTTCTCCGGCAGCCCGCTCGACCCCAGCCCCCACAGCTTCGGGATCAGATCGACGCAAACCTCGAACACCTGATAAACATTCGACGCCTTGTCGTCGTAATCCGTGCCGTAGTCTGTCGTATCTGGTACCTCTGCTGCGGGCGCAGTCGGCTCTTCATACGACGACTCACTTGAATCCACTGTTTGTTGTGTCCTCCGAGACAACATATCAATATTGATATACTGTCCCATTTCCTCGCCCACAACCAATTGGTTTCTAGAAAGCGTAGTTTCGGTAGCAACGAACTCTCCCTCTTGGAAACGGTTT